TTGAGCAAACTTTTGTGTAAACTGAGTAGTTGATGTAAATCCAGTGAGATTGTCTTTATTAAGAAAATCAACACTTCTATAGTCAGTAAGATTCTCAGCAATATCAACTGGACCACCTTGAAACTCTTGTGATATGTAATATTGCTTTAGAAATGTACCAAGTAAAGGATTGTCAGAATCTATTGCTTCAGGTATCTGACTCTCAATTACTTCATGTATTTTGACTCTAGATAATGAGGTTTCTATCATTAGTATCCGCTACTGCTGCTTGATGATGAACTTGTTGATGACGAATAAGATGTCGTGGTGGAGGAAGTATCTACAGGTGTGGTAATCGTGAGAGTATCACGAATCTGTACACTATTTACTGAATGAGTAGAACCGGTCATTTTAGTCCCATCTGGCATAGTATGAAACTCACCAAAATAAGATTGACCGTTGACATATCCCACTAAATTACCTCCCGTTGAACTTGTCACTATAGAACCTCTTACCTTACTCCCATTACTGTAACTAGATTGTACATCGAATCTTGTTCCAGACACATTCGCACCTGAAGCAATCAAGTCTTGTCTCATAGTGAAGTTACTATTTTCTACACTAAGTTGTAAGTATAATTCTTTTCTACCTAGAACATCATTTGATAGTGGGATTGCTTGAATTTCAACAATTCCTTCTGGTTGTACAGTTGATGTGATATTTACTGTATTAATTAAGATTTCTCCTTTCTTATAATTTACCCTTCCAAAGTTTGATGATACTATATCAACTTCAACGTCATCTGTAATTCTAAACAAGAAGAGATTACCAATATCTGAACCCTCGATTGTTTTATCAGCAAGATATACTGTGCCTGTAATTCCTGATACTGTAAATCCAGTGCTCTTGATATTGTAAGAGTCTAACTCTCTATAAAATTCATTGTCATAACATAATTCATATTGTGAAAAAGTATTTGGTAGAGTTTTTAAGTTTCTTCTAATCTTGATGTTTGTAATATTTGATGTGATAGAGGAATCTGTATTATCGATTACGGAAATCATCTTAGAGTATTTGAATCTACCGCCAAATTTGTTTAATTCACTTGATCCACCATACTGTATCACTGAATTTACAATGTTTGATCGCAAAGTATCAGCGTTTCCAGTAAAATTAGTATTGTAATAGATGTAACTATCTAATTCAACGTACAAAAACTTTAAGTCTACGAAAGATGGTACAATTCCTGCTATGGAATAGTTTTTTAGTGATTTGAGTAAACTCTTCTTAGTCGAATCTGCGAGGAAATTACCGTTTCTTGGTTTTGCAGCAATAAAGACACGACCATATTGAGGTGGATTCAAATCTTCACCGCCAAAAGCACTAACTGATTGAATGTTTGGGTATATTGATGGAAGTAATGTTTCATAATCAGTAGCAGTCACCGCACGATTCTGTGCAGCAAATCTTCTAGGTGCGTAGTTTCTAATACTTTCTACTGATTCTATATCGTCACCATTCTCAGAAGGTACCATAGTAATTAATCTAGTAATAGCAGTGGTTATATCACCACCACTTTCGTCTTTGATAGTTCCTGCATAATTAAAATTAGTTGCTCCATTACCATCTTTACCATCAGTTTTTATATAAGATGCAGTGACTACATTACCAGACGCTAATTTCTTACCAAAAATACCATCTCCAAATAACAACTCATATTTTTCATCAGACGTCTCTTGAATAAGGAACATATTAGTTATTGAAGTTATTCCTACTATACTATCAAGCAACTTGTATTCTGTTTGTGTGGTGCTCGAAGAACTCTCTTTGACGAATACTCGTAAAGTAGAGGTATCAATACTATCATTAGGTAATACATATTTTTGATTTGGTTGTGATGTATCAATCGTCCACTCTTTCTCTAGGTATTGACCCTGATAGATCGTCACCATACCCTGTGATTGTCCAAAAAACGAAGGAACTTGCACTCTTTCTGGAAGTGAGTATATGAAGTTAGTTTGATTTACACCTGAGTTAGCAAATACTCCGGGTTGTAATGTTATGGATGAGTTAGTTGTTGATATACCTGTTGTTACAAATTGCACAAGTGCTGTCGCTGCACGTTTAGATCTAGGGACATAACCAATATTTCTTGCTAATGATACTACATTTTCTCTAAGTGTCGCCGAATCAATAAATGACTCATTGGCAACCATATTTGTGTTATATGCTGTAATATAAGAATTATATGCTAATGTATTAATGAGTACAGACAGGTTGGATCCCTCAAAATCAAAGTCTGAGAAGTTTGAGTTTTGCCTCAGATAATCTTTGATTGAAGTCTTAATGTCTTCAAAATTTAGATTTGTAAATTGATTGAGAGCCATTATAGTCTAGTCGGTTCTAGTATAAAATTGATGGTTTGAATTGGTAAAGATAACCCAACGATATTGTATGATATTTCAATATCTAATGCATTATCTTCTGGTCTAGAATTCACATCTACATTTTTAAGATTAACTCTAGGTTCAAAGTTTGTTATAACAGTTTCAATTTCGGTAGAGATAGGATCAACTAAATCTTCATTCGCTAATTCAAATAATGATCCTGTGATTCTCGTACCTATATCATTTCTAAAAAATACTTCACCAATCTTTGTTCTAACAAGATTCTGTACAGCACGTTTGATTGCATCCTCATTTTTTAGAGGAACCAAATCATTTGTAACAGGGTGACGTTTGAAGGATAATGAAATGTCCCTAAAACCTCTTGATATTTTACTGAGAGGCACTTTTTATACAATACTCGTGTATTTAGTGCTATTTAGACAGTTTCTACGAGTTATCTTTCGTCTGATTGATGTTGCTCATTAAAGTGGTGATAATATTGTTCATCTATGTCTGCCATGACTTCTCTGTCCTTTTGAGTCTTCCAGAAATAGTCCTCTTGATCACCAAGACCAAGATTATCATATCCATGCTCTACCTGATAGTATTCTGTAGAGACCTTGAAGTCGGGTGTTTTAGGTTCGGGGGGTGTTAGACTGTTGTCATAGATTCTCATCCTGTTATTGGGGTAGAGAGCAAACTGACCATTGTTCAATGCAATCAGGTTGTGACTTTTATGTTCTGCAGGAGTCTCAGCAGTAGAACAGTCAATGCTATCTGCAGAGTCGTGGTAGTTGTCCAGTGTGCATATGTATTCTCCTCTAATTCTTCCGAAATCACGAGTATTAATTTCGTAATCTGCACTTCCGATGATTGATTTTGTAATTGCTGTGACTCCATAGTCCATACAGTTCCAGAATTGTAAATTTGGCAGATTCATATCAGGATCCGGTGTCTTAGGAGAAGAGACAAAAGCAGAGATCGGCAGTTTATCAAATAATGCAGCATACTCATATAAATATGTTTCAAAGTAAAAGGCACGACCGGGCATAGACTTTGCAGATACCCACACTCCTTTTACAAACTCACCATGTCCATCTTTATGGTCTCTTAGATACTCCTTCCTTACCCACACATGTATTGCAGGTAAATTACAGATCAGTGTTGACATAATAAACTATTACTATTACTAATTATACAAAAAAATGTTTGACAATATTAAGATTGGTGACGAGTTTACTAAGTTTTTGACGAAGGTAGAGAGAAGATGTATAACTGATAGTCAGTGGGAGTTTCCATATAAGATAGTTGAAGATCCGATATGGGAGTGTAGTGTTACCTTACTCGAAATGATACGATCTCGTGGGATTATACATGATCTCCCACCAACTTGTGTTGTTCGTAGTGCTCAATGGGCAGAAACAAAACGAGAGAAATATGATTTACAGCAAACAAGAAATTTACTAAATTCCAAGTTTCCTACGTGTTTGGACAATCCTGTGATTGGATATTATCCGCCGGGTGGTTTTGTTGGTTGGCATACAAACTATAAAGCACCGGGATGGATTATATTACTCAATTGGTCTGAAGAGGGAAAAGGATATTTCAAATATTATCATAAAAATAAGTTGGTAACTCTAAAGGATAAACCCGGATGGAATGCGAGAGTGGGTCGATTTCCTGCAGAACCAGAGAACTTATTATGGCACTGTGCTAAAACTGAATGTCGTAGATTTTCTTTCTCTTATCGTTTTGATAATCCACTCGAATGGCAGAAGGCAGTAGACTGTCTTGTGACATAAAAAAAAGAGGACGTTAATCCTCTGATATACCTAGGTATTTGACTTCGATATCGTCGGGGTGCGGAGTTCCGTCACGATAGAATTGTTCTGCTAGTTCTTGAGTTACATCAAGCATCTCTTCCTCATCAATGTCAGAACGGATTTTCTCACCCTCCAAGTATATATCGTATCTTTCCATCTTTGTTGGTTGTATATTTAACATTACAACCCTACTTATATAATTCTTGTCTTCTCGTGTCCCACTCTTATGGTTGGATCGCACCAAATCTCGAATCCTGCTTTGATTGCTTCAAGACAGAAAGAAACGTCTTCACCACACATGTCCTGCACTGCACCAGATTCAAAAACCTGCATTTGTGGTGCAAACCATGGATACTTCATATCAGGATGTTCAAACACACCTTTCTTGATCATCACCCATCCAA